TTAGCCCATACAGAGCGCAGGTTGTTGATTTCGTATAGCTGGTCGTAAATACGAGCCATAGCCGAGAAGCCCCTTAGAGGACCGTCTGGGGAGTATGACAAGTAAATAGGAGCAAGAGGAGGACAAGGGGAACCGTCAGACTTACGGAAAGGAATGGGGCTTACCTTGTCAATAATCTTGTTTTGACGCTCTGCTGATGGGGAATAGAAAAGCAACTCGTCTTCCATAAGATCATAGTATTCGTAGATCTCAACATAAGACAGGAGCTTACTGCCCTCGAAGCCAGCAGACGCAGCATCATAGTTTTCGTTCTGATAACCCGAGGCAGTGTTTTCGACATAGCGAAGGTACTCTTCTTTTGCGACTGGATTAAACTTGATAGAAGGAAACTTTTCTTTTGCTTCGTTGTAAGGCAAGAAGTACCGGTGTCCAATAAAGCGTGACGCTGAATAATCTTCTGCTTCGAAATCAACAACAACATCCCAAGGATGAACGGCACGGATTGCAACAGAGTCAATAACCTTGTCTCTATCTAACACGCCCATCTTAAAGAAAGAGTAAGGGTAAAGCAAAGCATAGCGCAATCCCTGCTCAACAATGTCAATCTTGTCATACAGGAATCTGTTAATAACTGCCTCAACAACTTCGGGGTCTCCCTTGTTCTGGGCATCAGGTCCAACTGTAAGTGCAGGTGACTTAGAGTAAAGGCTAGCAATAAAACCTTCGATGTAAGCATAAGCATCTGCTGTCTCAACCGAGATCTGTCGGTTCCTATTAAATGCATCGTCCTTCTCTGAACCAAACATAGAACATTTATAAGCACTTGTATAAGCACTCATGCGTACTCTCTGTTGGTCCCAGTAATCCCTGTGCTGGGCTGTTAAGTAATATAACTCGCTGTGATTCATCGTTATCTCCTTTTAAGTGGGTGTTGTCGCATAAGCGATTGTCTTGGTCTCGTTGTGGTACTATTTATTTTTACTTGCTTGACCCACTTATCATAATCAGAGCTTGGCATACGCAAGTCTTTTAGATGGTATAGGGCTAGAGCATAAGCAATGACTCTGTCGTCATGCGAACCCGGTGGGTGCTTGGGAGCAAGACCCTTCGGGTTCTTTACTAAGTTTCTCATCTCCGCATAAGTAGCGTTGTCTAGGTAAGCGATTAGGTTTTCTTCTAGATGTGTGCGCAAGCAGTCATACAACATCATCTTTGATTTTGCTGTTGTTGTAAAAGATTTGTAGTTGCGCCAACTGTTATTGTTTAGGATCTCTTTAAACTGTCCGCCACCATGGTTGTCTTCGAATGCAATCAGTGCGTCAAACCTTTTAGCAAGGTTCATCGTTGCTATTGTAAAGTCATGGATAGACATCTTGTTGGAGGAAAGGATGGCTACCGGCGCCCCAGTCAGCTTTGACACAACTGTCGCAACTGAATAGTCCCCGCCCACACCGGCAGCCAAATCAACACCACATACATAAAGGTCTGATGTCTCTCGTTCAGTTAAAACCTGAACCACACCATTACCGATATCAATAATATCAAGGTGTTTAAAGTGTTCCTCTGCAAAATAGTTATCCTCTGAAAGCGAATACGCTTCGTCAATAGTAAGCGGGTATTCCCTGCGGAACAAACGCTCGTCTTTAATCTCACCAATCTTTCTACGGCGCCAGTAAAGTTGTCTGTCTGTAAGACCGTGAAGTTCTTGTAACTGCTTCTCTATCGGATCCCACTCAACACCACCCTTGGGAAGAGCAGTCGCGTACTGTGGGAAAGAAGTCCAAGGCAAGAAAATAACTTTCCACCTTTCGTCATAGTGGTTCTGTCTGGCAATGTTGTGTAAGGCATCGCCATAATGGTTGGCTGTTGATTCTAATATAATCTTGCCTTCGTTAGTAGAAGCAATAAGAGAAGCTAAGAACTCTTCTGGGTGGTCATAGAAAGCAAACTCTGATGCGTGTGCGTGGTTAAAAGTAAAGCCACGGTTATGACCATCGCCCTGTGCTGATACAGCAAGGATGGTACTGTCTGTTGATGGGAACACCAAGCGATCAACACGCTCTTGACACTTGCGCTTCAGGGGCTTGGGCAGGTTGTTTAAGAAACGCTTGTCTATCTTTAGCAGTTCTGTTGCTGAACCAAGTTTGTTAGAGCACAGTGCAGTGGTTACAGAACGATTGTTGGTATAGGTTTCCCAAAACAAAGCAGCACGACAAGCAGTGGTAATACCAAGCTGGCGTGCTTTAACAATAGCAATACGGTCTATCTCTGGATCCGTAATCGCTTTAATGATTTCTATTTGTTCTTTTGTTAGAAGCTTACCGAAGACTTTATATTTTCCCTTCTTGTCTCTTATCTTAAGACGGGAAATAAACTCTATCGGATCAGCAAGAACAGTGTCTAAGCTTGGCGTCATTTACCTGTTTTGCGAGATACAGAAACGAGCCAGTTGTCGATAGGGGAATCACCATTGACATCTTCTATTTGTGTGCCACGGTAAAGAACAAGCAAAGAAATAAGGTCTGCAACCTTTGCACCCTTCCAATCATCTTCGTCGAATCGTTCGATAAGTGCGGAGATAATGTTCTCTAAAGTCTTAGGAACATCACCTTTTTTTATTGCGCTTACTGCACGCTTTGCTTGTATTGATTTCATATTGCCCTTCCGGTGTTTAGCCCAAGTTAGACTGTGTTATTCAGATGAATCACAGTCTTCGTTGTTCTGAATCAGAGAACCTTCATAAGATAAAAGATTTGTCAAGTCATCTTCTATCTGGTCAAACAAACGGTAAGGAGCATAGAGCCTTCGGTAAAGACGAGCAACCATGTTCTTGGTGCGCATCTTAGCATAGTTGTTGTAATAAAACCTACGCTGCCTCTCGGTTCTTGTGTTGTCTGTCTTAGACTTACCCACGGTATTCGCCAAGAGCCTTCTGTAGCTTGCTCTGTGCCTTCGTATAAATATTATTTACTGTCTGGTGGGAGCATTCCATTTCTTTAGCCAAGACGCGAAGAGACTTACTTTGCTCTGCGATGGCATAGAAAACAGTTCTTTCTTTCTCGTTTAGTGTTTCGTCTATCTGATTGCACAAGTCTTCATACTTCATTCTGCTGTCTGCTGCATCAGGTGAAACCATTTTACAAGACTCGATCCAGTCCAAGTTAATCGGTACTGTTTTTATCCAGTCATCGTATAACGGTAAGACCTGAATCTCTTCCCAAGTCTGACACTCGTTAAATCTGTCTGTATGTGTTCTTCTCGGCTGACGCATTGTGTTCGAACCATATACTCTCTTCTTCATATTAAAGACCTCCTATGATCATTATAATACCATTACAGTAAATAGTCATAGAAAACTTTGACAGACAAAAAACTTTATTTCATACTCTTCTTTCCCTTACACTTCCAACGCTTTCTGGAAAGGTTGTTTGGTGTATTGGGATCGTTCTGTTTCTTCTTTGATAAACCTTTCTTAATACCATAAGACCGAGCACAGTAAGAGTCGCCCTTCTTTGTTCCGGGCTGTACTCTACGCTTGCCACCCTTGGCTTTGCCAGCCTGACCGTAAGAGACTTTCTTCTTACGACCGGTCTTCTTGTTCTTGACGACCTTGGCTTTGGCTTTACCTTTGGCTGGCTTTGCTGGCATTACAGTCCTCCACCCGGTGCATCCTCGTAATAATCATCAGTATCCCTAGGATCGGGCATTAATCGATCGATTATATCTTGATGTTCGTTTATAAACCTATCATGGAAAATCTTACGCCCGCGATCTTCCTGTTCCTCAAGCGCAGACTTTGACTTTGGCGCTAAGAAAGTAAGTAAATCTTCTATTGTATTTATAATCTCAAAGCGTCCAGCGCGCCTCTCGGCTTCGGCAGCATCCTTGCGTTCTTTACCTGTTATAACATTACCCTGCGCGTCTGCGGACACTTCCATGTCGCGCGTAGCCTCATCATAGAACTTCTGGGTAATAACTTCATCACGCATAAGCTTATCTAATACATTGACATCAAACCTTTGCATGCCAGTAATCTCTTTAAGGTAATCTATGTCGCTCGGACGCATGGCGTCATCCTCGGGGAAGTAACTTGCGCGTCTCATCAGAATCTCGTCCTCCGATGGCACCACCCTGCCGCGAAACGCAATATACTTCTCTGGCTTGTTAATCTCTGGGTCGGCATCAAAGTTATCTAAGAAAGCTTTGTAAGCACCAAAGTCTTTTCGGTAGGCAGCAGGACCCACAGCGCGTCGATCTCGTTGCCCTTGCATAGGATCTCTTTCAGATTCAACAAGATCCTCTATAGTGTCTTCGGTGTCAGCACCATATTCTAGTTTGTCGTCCATGTTAGTAGCCCTTCCGCTTCTTAGGTTTTGGGATAGAAACCTTTTTCTTTTTTGGCTTTGTCATCTTTTTGACTTTGCTCTTTGTACCGTATGCCATTATTTCTTTTTCCTTTTTGGTTTAAACGGACCTTTCTTTTTCTTCATCTGTTCGTAAGTCTTAGGATCAATAGTGCTCTTGGACTTTGATCTGCTTTTCCCTGCTTTCTTCCGCTTGTTTATATTCGCGTATAATCCTTTCTTCGGCATTACTTGATTCCTTTAAGTCTGACGACTGCATCGATGACGGACTGCCCGCCAATGTAAAG